CTGCAGAACCTTGCGTTGGTATGTAGGAAGATGCTACTGAATTTTGCTCAATTTGAAATCCGTAAACATAAACTGTATTTCCTGAAACAGAATCTCCTGTTGCTCCATCTGTGTTTGATAATCCAAGAAAAACTCCTCCACTTGATACTTGTGATGTTAGTGTATTTGTTATTCTATACCATCCATTACCATAATCATTAATAGTTGCTGAAGTAGAATTTACAGTTCCTACTGTTTTGTCTTCTAAATTAAACCAAGCACCTGTTTGTGAACTTGAGGAATAAGCTAATCTTACAAATTTATTAGTTCCTTTTTTTACAAAAGCACTTATTGTATATACTGTTCCTACAGATAAAGATTGTGAAGATTCTAAAAGTGCTCCTGTAGAAGTTACTGTCAATTTTGAACTATTTAAAGTACCATCAGGAGAAATAATATTATTTGATAATAGAGTTAAATTAGATTTACTCCAATACGACTGACTAAAATCTTCTGAATAAGACAGTAAATTTGTCCTTTGCGGTTCAAATTTCCAACTTCCAACCCCTCCAGTATAATCAATCCTTGGAAGGTTGCTTGCAACATCTTGAATAAGTCCGTTTGAACCAACGCGGGTTGCTGATGAATTTCTTGTAAAATCGAAATCGGCGTTAAATACTTCTTTTACTGATACGTTGTCTATTGATAAGTTTACATTGGGATCTGTATTCGTTTCTCCTTGTATATATAAATTAGTATCAGTAGCATTTATGTAATATGTATAAGTTCCATTTGATGTTAATCTTTCCGTTATTGAAGGAAATCTGAGGCGTACAGAACCACTAACATAATTAGAAACAGTAAATACTACTTTGTAATTAGAACCACTTGTAATTATTCCGCTTTGTGTAACACCAACGTTATTAATTGTATTTATCCAATTTGCTTTACCTCCACTAATTACAACGCCCGTACCTTTAGTCCAATCACTATCAGTTGCAAAATCGCCATTAGTTACAAGTTCAGGCCCGTAATATTGCACCGGTTTAACGCTTAATATTTTACCGGTATCATAAGCCGTTGGCGTTGTGATTATTGATGCTTTTTGTAATAAATTACTCATTTTGTTTTCCCTTTAAATTGAACATCTTTCAAACTCATCTAATATTTGAGTTGTTCCGCTTGCATTTTCAAAATATGCGGCGCGCGATTGTAACGCACTCAATAATGTGCTAACTTCACCAATGGCCTGATTGACCTGAATTTTTAAACCTAATCCAATCATTTGCTATTATCTTAAATAACAAACAACTTTCCCACTTGCAACGGCAACATCATCGAAATTACCGTAAATAACAACCCCGGCAGCTAATGCCAATGATGAAATTGAAGTATCACCGCCAATCGTGTCAACATCACAAGAAATTGTTGATGATTCGATTGCTTGAATCGCGCAAAAGTTTTCACCCGCTACCGATGTAGCTGAAGCCGCTATGATGCGCAATCCCTTATCACCAAAGGATAATTTCTGAAATTCGCTTGTTTGATATAAATTTGAAGCCATAAAAATAATTTTAAAATTTTATAATATTCACAAAAATACAAAAATTAAAATTGTTTCGGTTTTTAATTTTTTCCTTGGCCTCTATATTTTTTTTTGTAGTTCTTTGATTTCTTTGAATGCGAAGTTTTGCATTTAGAATGAACGCCTTTGCGCTTCTTTTTTACTTTGTCAACTTTAATATCTCTGACTTGATTCTTTGCCATTTTATTTTTTGATTGTGATATTCTTTGAAATCTTTTCAGCACTTCGACCCACTACATAGCCGCCAATCCCTAACTGTAACAAGTTCCAAAATTCATTTTCCAACTCTGGGATTCTAAAATTAAATAAAGGCGCTAAAAACTTAACGTAAATGACTATAAAGCCAAACGCAAGCATTAGAATCGGCCTCCAAGAACGTTGCAACCAGTTTCCCTTTGACTCGGAAATAATGATTTCAGTTTGCATTTTTTGCAACTCAAGTTCCTTTTCTTTTAAAACTTGTATAATTTTATTTTTTGCCTCAATGCGTTCTTCATCATTAGTAAAAAGATTGTCAATTATATCGCCAATTTCTTTAATAACATTAGTGCTTAAAAATTCTAATATTTTTTTCATAAATGTTTATATTCTTCATATGCATCAAAACAAGGGCAACTTTTCGCTGCAAATTCTCGATGTCCGTGAATGGTTACATCATCCCCGTAAATACTTTTTAATGTTGTAAGTAAATTTAAAAGGGAAATTTTTTGTTCTTTGGTTCTAGTGTCTTTTGCAATCCATTTTCCATTTTTACCTCTTTCAGCTTCCACGCCTCCGACGTATGTGATCCCGATTGAATTTTTATTTTCTCCTTTCGTGTGAGCGCCGGGCCTCTCAATAGGCCTTCCAACTTCTGTAAGTCCATCTAAACTAATTACATAATGGTAACCAATATCAGACCAACCACGTTTTAAATGCCATTTCCTAATAGTATCAACTGAAATTTCTTTGCCTTCTTGTGTAGCCGTACAATGAACTATTATTTTATTTATTTTTCTCATTTTTATTTCTTTTTTTATATCCTTCGTAAATCTTTTGAAACGTGTAAACAATTGATGCCAACAACAATATAATTTTTAAACTGTTTTCAACGTGTGTAAAGCTAATCATCAATGATAATCCATTAAAAACACCTAATTTAAAATCCTCCATACTCATAATAATATTTTTTAAAAGTGACTTAACACAGTGATTAGAAAATTTTCTACTGTTGCCGTGCATCCAGATTTATCAACTCTAACTTGAATCTTGCAACCGCTTGTTAAAACATCTGTATGTGTGAACAATTGCGTTGTTCTTGAATACCTAACTAAATCGTTATTTGAAGCAATATTGTCGTGCATAAATTCAACAGTTTTGTTAGTATCTGGAAAATACAATCTTGCATCTAATCTAGTATTTGCAGCGCCGGCAGTAATGTCAAAATCATTTCTTACAATCATAATTTTTCCTGAACCTAATTCAGTAAACACTAAACTATTTGTTGATGAATCCCATAAATCACCCGTAACAAATGACGGCTTATAAGTTGTTACAGTACCGCTTCCGGCTTTATTGTTAGTTAAATCAGTCCAAACGTTTTGCGTTAAATTTATAGGCGTTCCGCTTGTTGCTGAATCTTCATAATCAACCCAACCACCTTTTGAATCATATAATGAATTTACAGATGTTTTAATTTCATTCATATCAGCGGCCGCGACTTTATTAACCGCCGGTAATGCTGATGTTTGATTGTCAATTTTTGTTGTGTAGGTAATTTTAGCCATTTCTTAATTTTTAGGATTGAAGTTCATTTTGCAATTCACTTTGTAAACCGCCTATTGCATTTGTTTGTTCAATTTTGTTTGATATCTCTATTATTGCGCGAAAATATGTATAATCTTTTAAATCATCTTGTAAATACTTCACGCCCTCGTTAACTGTTGTATATATTTTAAAACCTTCAGCGCTTAAATCAATATAATCATTTGACCGCGTTCGAACTAATTCAAGGCACTTTGACACCATTAAATTTACATCTAACTCACCGCCATCATCTGAATAAAATCTTGTTATACATTCGATTCGTGTAATTGTTTCACTAATGAATGAAGTTTGATTTTGATCAGCTTCATCGCTTGATAAACTATAAACACGAATTGCGGGATATGTTGAATTGGTTGGAATCCTATTGAAAACCGGTACAACGGCGCCGTTAATTGTCACCGCATTGGTTAATTTACCAATGATTCCGCGCCTTACATAATGAATTGCTTCTAACATATATTTTATTTTATTGCGTTGTTTAGTTCGCCTTTTAATCTAACTAATAAATTTTTTAATCCTATACGCGCCGCATTATAAAAAAATGGTCGAGCCGGCAAATTAACTTCTTTTATTCCTCTGCCTTTAAATTGGGCCGCATAACTAGGCGGAATGCCTAATTGTAGCATATCATCTAGTTTGACCATCCCACCAGTTCCAAATTCAACATAAGGCGCATAATGAGCGCCGGCAATGACTTCAACCGTTTTACCTTTGCGTTCAGATTCAATTGATTGCCTTAAATTTCCGCCGTTTTCTTTTCCAACCGGCGCGTTTTTTTTAGCCATCCTAACAATATCCATTGCAGAACGCCCTAGTTCATTTGACAATGTTTTTTTATCAAACGCTCGTAAATTGTCTAACTTTTTATTTAGTTGTGACAAATCCGATTGATTTATTTTGATA